TTTGAGATACCAAGGTCAATCATATACATGGATAGGAATAGACGAACTTCCACAATATCCTTCGCCAGATATATATAATTTTTTAAGATCTTCTTTAAGATCCGTTGATAAAGATATTCCTGTCTATATGAGAGCAACAGGAAATCCAGGAAACGTTGGTTCACAGTGGGTGCGAGAGATGTTCGTAGATCCAGGAGAACCAAATAAAGCGTTTGACGTAGGGATAGATACACCTAATGGAAAAAAATATATAACAAGAAGATTTATTCCAGCAAAGTTACAAGATAATCCTTATCTGATGCAGACTGATGATTATTATATCATGCTTGCATCTTTACCAGAAGTACAAAGAAAACAGTTTTTAGATGGGGATTGGGACGCATATGAAGATTCAGCTTTTCCAGAATTTAGTAAAACGACACACGTTGTTGAACCTTTTGAGATGCCTCGTGGCTGGTATAAATTTCGTGCTGCTGACTGGGGTTATTCTTCTCCTGCTTGTGTTCTATGGTTTGCTGTTGATTATAATAACAATCTGTGGATCTATAGAGAGCTATATACTTCCAAAGTTACAGCAGATAATTTCGCACGTCAAGTCCTTACTCTAGAGAACGGAGAATATATCCATTACGGGGTCTTAGACGCTAGTACATGGGCAAAGAGAGGTGATGTGGGCCCAAGCATCGCAGAAACGATGATTCGATCTGGATGCAGATGGAGGCCATCAGATAGATCACCTAAAAGCAGAATTAATGGTAAACTGGAGATACATAAACGTTTACGAGTAAATGATAAGGAACCAGGTATAAGAATATTTAAGACCTGTAAAAATTTAATTAGAACCTTGGGATCTTTACCAACAGATGATAAGAATCCTGAGGATGTAGATACAAACGCAGAAGACCATGCATATGATGCATTAAGATATGGATGTATGAGTAGACCAACACATCCTAAATATGCAGAAAGATTTAGAACATCTTTTACATATGATTCATATAACATGGCAGATAATAAATTTGGATATTAGTATGAATAGAATCACAAGACAGTTATTATCATATATCACTTCTACAAACAAACATTCAAAAGAAATGATATTATCAAAATTACTCAAAAGAGAAGTAGATATAGGTGCGACTGGCACACAAGGATACAGAATTAAAAAAGGCCCTAATAAAGGAAAGGTATTAGATGCCTCTAAATAAAAAAGGTAAAAAAATTAAAAAAGCTATGGTAAAACAGTATGGTAAAAAGAAAGGTCAATCTGTTTTTTATGCCATGGAAAACTCTGGTAAATTAAAAGGTGTCAAAAAGAAAACTTCCAGAAGTAAATAAAAAAATTTTTCCATACGATTTAGTAATCGCTTGGTGGGAAGATATCGTGGCTGATTCGATTTGGGTTGATATACCCGATATAAAAAAATCAACTACGGCCATTTGTTGCACGGTTGGTTGGCTTATGAGAAGTGATGAAAAGGTTACAATCTTAATGTCTGATTTTAATTTTGAATCAAACGGTGAGATAAAACAAGGTGGTGGACATTCAACCATACCAACTAAAAACATATTAAAAATTAAAAAGATAAAAATATAGGAGATATCATGGAACAAAAATTTGATCCTAAGGCTAAAGTTAAGCAAGGTCAATTTAGTGACTCACCTGATGGGAAAAGCCCAAACAGGGAGCATACTAATATTGATTTTTCTAAACATGCACCTAGAAAGTATCAACCCTTCGAGTATGATGTAAATGAGCCAAGTAAACCTGGTTCTGAGCATGTACAAGATTCGTTGTTTCAAATGGCTGACGAAAAAGATTATTAATGAGCCTTGGACCCAAGAGCAATTTTATACCTGTCATTTATGCAGGCACTAAAAAGAAAAAGAAGAAAACCCAGAGGAGAAAAAATGGACATAAAAAAAAGATACATGGAAGGCGAACTAGCACCTGATGCACCTAAGAAACCAAATGAACCTATGGAGTTAGGACCAGACGTAGAAGGTAAAGCTAAGAAAGCTAACAATAAAGTTGATCCAGCAATCTTTAGAATGGCTGAAGAAAGAGATTACTAATCTAAATGCAAAAAGAAGATAAAACTAAAAATGGCGGCTACGAAGCCGAGGGGAATGCTTTAGTTGGATTAATCCGAGAGAGATTCTATCAAGCAGAAACATCTAAAGTCTATGATGAGAAAAGATGGTTAAAGGCTTATAGAAACTATAGAGGATTATATGGTCCAGAGATGGCATTTCGTGAGAATGAAAAGTCTAGAGTATTTGTTAAAATAACAAAGACTAAAGTTCTTGCTTCGTTTGGTCAGATCATTGAGGTTTTATTTTCCCAAGGTAAGTTTCCTTTAGGAGTATCTCCCACTTCTGTACCAGAAGATATAGCAGAGAGAGCACACTTAAATCCTAAACAACCTGAACAATCACAACAATCAGATCCATATGGATTTGCAGGTGATGGTGTAAATATTCCGCCAGGTGCAACTGTAAATGATTTAATGAAAAATTTAAATCGTGATTACGAAAATTTAGGTTTTAAAGAAGGTCCATCAAATATAGGTGGCCCACAAATAGAGCCAGCACGAATGGCTGCAGAAGAAATGCAAAAACTTCTACATGATCAACTAGAAGAAAGTAAAGCTATAACAATTATGCGTCATGTATTTTTTGAGATGGCATTACTTGGTACAGGAATATTAAAAGGACCATTTACAGATTTAAAAGAATATAATTCATTTGATACAGCTGAAGATGATCAAGGTAATAAAATAAATATTAATGTTAAAAAATTAAAAACAATTCCAAGTATTGAAGCAGTATCTTGTTGGGATTTTTATCCAGATCCAAATGCTACTAATATAAATGATTGTGATTATATAATACAAAGACATTCTTACAATAAACAACAGTTCCAAGATCTAGCAGAAAAACCAATGTTTGATTCTGAAGCTGTTATGGAATGTTTACAAGAGGGACCTAACTATCAGACAAGAGGATTTGAATCATCTTTATATGATAGAGAAAATATACAAAGTATTTATAAAAATAGATTTGAAGTATTAGAATATTGGGGTATAATAGATAAAAAAACTGCTGATGAGTGTGGTATGACCTATGAAGGTACAGGTGATGTTATATCTGTTAATGTTTGGATATGTGGTAATAAAGTTTTAAGAATGGTAGAAAATCCATTTACTCCAAGTAGAATACCTTATTTAGTTTGCCCGTATGAATTAAATCCTTATCAGTTTTTTGGTGTAGGTATTCCAGAAAATATGGAAGACTCACAGATGGTTATGAATGGCCATGCAAGAATGGCTATTGATAACTTAGCTCTTGCAGGTAATCTAGTATTTGATGTTGATGAGACAATGCTAGTACCTGGTCAAGATATGAAAGTATTTCCTGGTAAGATATTTAGAAGACAGAGTGGACAAACAGGACAGGCAGTGCATGGAGTTAAATTTCCTAATACTGCATATGAGAATTTACAAATGTTTGATAAGTTTAGACAGTTAGCTGATGAGGCAACTGGTATAC